GGTATATGGCTTCACCTGGAACTTTGTACTTCCCCAGGCGTTTACTGTACTGGTAGTAATATTTTTCTGCGGTGCATCTGATTGCTGGGCAACTTCTTCCCATTGCTCCGTTTCAAAATTGTAGTATTCAACTGGTAGTGAACCATCTATGTCAGCCACTACCTTAACTCCAAATAGATAGGTTTCATCCGATCCGTCAGCGTTTTCAATATAGTAGCTAAAACCTACCTCAATATCCTTGAATTGGTCGATTTGATTGAACTCCTTTGGTATCGCTATGCTTTGAACGTCAGCGCCTACTGAATCAATGTCGTTAGTGTGAAAGTAGTAGCCACCGCTTAACGCTTTTACACCGTAACTCGTATCCTGGACAACTGCACCGTACTTTCCACTGCTAGGCGTTTGAATCGACCATTGCGAACTACCATAGATAAAATGCGGATTCGTGTTTATAATGCGTTTACTGTCCAGTTCTACCTCATAGATAGCCTTTCGTATCGGATAAAGATATTCCGCCATTAGATTGGCTTTAATTGGCTGCATTTCGCCTGGTAAAGTCTTCTGAACATCCTGGACGCTTGTCCCCAGGAACGAACCACTTGAATTAAAGTATTTATAGGTTACGTTTTCAGTAGGCAGGTTTGTATTGCTTACAATAAACCATTTAGCTCCTGACTGATAAACCTTCATATTGGTAGCCTTTAGAATCAGCTCCAACAGTTCTTTTGAATTGCGATAGGTTAGGTTCGGCTTCATAGCTCCGAACTCGTTTAGCAATATATCGTGAAGCAATGTATCATTTGTAGCTCCACCGTCTTTTCGTATTAGGTTCGAAATGTAGATATCGAATCCCTGGAAGGTTTGGTTCAGGATCTGCCGAACATAATGAAATGCAGAATCGGTTGTTCCCTGACTTCCAGTGTTACTGGTTGGCGCATCGAACGAACTTAATGATCCAAGTCCGCAGCTTGCTTTTATGCTAATTGGGTACGGTGTTGTATTGATAGCTTCCTTGAAGTTGTCCACCATTACAAAACCCTCCCAATAAGTCTGATATGCGTCCAGGGCATCCTTGTAGCTAACTCGAATTTTATATTCTCGTTCATCGAACAAATAAAAATCGTCATAGCTTATCGTATCGGTAACCATAAGGTTTAGCGTACAAGTTGAACCTATTATGTACTCATAAAAGTCATCCTTGGTACTCCAGTCAATTACAACGGGTTCTTTTGCTCCGATCATAGGAAGCACCGAACCGACATAGGAATTTTTTAGTATTTCAACCTTTCGCCCGTTTCCCTTTACGTCAGCGAATTCAAGTCTGTATTTGACATTGTACGCCATACTAGAACAGTCTGTTTCTATTGTTGTTTGCTCGCTCCAGGGCAACCACTAGATCCTGACCTTGTAGCCTGAACTCCCCGGATACGTTTACATTTCCGCCTCGATCACCAATAAGTGATTTCAGTCTGTCCAGTGGCGCGATTACTTCAGGGTTTTGTCTAGCTCCTGCATACTCGCCCACTAGTCCCAGGGTTGGGGTTGATACAATACCACCATTGGCAAATGCAGCGAATCCACCGCTTTGAACTTTAGAAGACAGTCCTTTTAACATTGTACCAATAGCAATAGCAGCAATACCAGCTGCAACCCCTACAACCGGAATTGCGAAGGTTTTAGATATTTCAGCAGCAGCAATAGCAGCAGTACCCATTTGAACTAGAAGATCACCAAGCGTTCCCAGGATCAGTTGACCTAATGCCTGGAATGCAGAACCGCCATTTGTTACAACCGCAGCCAAGGCATTACCTATTGACATCGCCATAGATTCGAAATTAATCGACATCATATTAGTAGCTTCTGTAATACCTTCAGTTCCGTTTCTGAATTGTTCAGCTGTATTAGTTATTGCATTTCCAAAAGTTACAATAGCAGCCTCCTGGGTTGCTAACGAATATACAAGCGCTGAATCCTTCGATAGCATTTCGTCTATTGCAGCCGACATTTTTTCAGCAGCAGCAACCTCCTGATCCAGGTCACCTAATATATCACCACCAGCAACTGCTGGAAGCGCAACCTTATCGTTTCTACCAAATGGTAATTTTGGCGCAGAAACCTGCATACCGGATAAACCACCAAACGCTTGTTTTAATTTGTCTGTATTATCAACTGCTCCTTCTGAATTTGTACTAAAGTTGTCAATTACCTTGTTTAGTACATTAAATCCAAGTCTTGCAGCAGCTCCAGCTGGGGCTAAAAGTGTTTGAAGTACACCGCGTAATTTTTCGCCTTTGGTAGAAGCCTCGTCAAGAACCTTGCCCATACCCTCGAAACCAATAACAAAAGCGGTAATTGCAGCCAGGATAATCCCCATTTTTGTATTTAAACGGGTAAACGCTTCAGCTAACTGACCAAGCCCCCAAATAACTGGCGGAATAGCAGTAGCAAAAAGACCGAACTGAACTATTGTTTCTTTTGTTTCGTTGTCCAGGCTTTTGAATTCTTTTAGTGCTTCGTTTACCTTGGTAATTACCTTGGTGAACATTGGAAGAAGTTGTTGACCAAATTCAGCCCCAAGTTCCTTTAGGCTTTCCTGGAAGATTCGCATTTGGTTTGCAGCTCCGCCTCCAGTTCTAGCAAAATCACCATGGGCGTTTGAAGTCTTGGACATTACATATTCGTATCGAAGCATTACCCTTTCGGCTTGTGTCATCTCCTTGTAGGTTCTGACAATGCCCTGCTCCATTCGGAACTGCTCCAGGTTGACTTCAGTCATTACAACCCCAAGGCGTTTTAGCGATTCTGTTTCGCCAGTAAATACACCTGCCAGGGCAGTGGTTACTTCATCAATATTTATGTTCTTAAACGAAGCTAAATCACCAGCAAGCCCAACAAGTTCAGTTGAAAGTTTAGCAGCTTCATACTGGTTTATACCCATTGAAGTTGACATATCGCCAAAAAGCGCAGCCATATCCAGGGCGGAAGATTCGGCAATACCGAATGATTCAAGTGAAGTCTTCGCGAAGTCTTTTACTACTTTAGAAGAATTACCAAAAGCGACATCAACCTTATTAGTTGATTCTTCCATATCGCTGGCGAATTTAATCGCAGCAGCTCCAGCAGCAGCAAGTGGTAATGAAACAAAAGTTGATAGGTTTCTACCTACACTTTTAAGTTTTGGCGCTAGTTTATTCAGGGAAGATTCTGCCCTTTTTAGCGCATCTTCCAGCTGCTTTGAATCACCTTTAAGTAATACGCGAATGATATTGTCAGCCATTAGCTAGATTTTGCGTAAAAATACAAAAATTCTAGCCCTTGGTTTTTTGGGCTTTCAGCGCTTCTACCTTGGCAACAAAGGCATCGTATTCTTCTTTGGTTGATTTTGGTTTGCCTCGCTCCAGATAAATATCCTGGGGAAGTGGAAATAATTTGTCCGGGGTTATCATTTTCGCCTTCTTATCAACGTTGACGTTAATGATCATACTGGCTAAATACCTGGTCTGTTCCCAGGCGACATTCATACGAATCATATACGATTCTCCTAAAAGCTGGTTTTCCTTCCAGGTGTTTGTCCAAAACTCGTTTGGGCTTATGCCAACCTGCCCTATATAGTAGTCCAGCAGGGTATCCCAGTCAAGTTGGCTATTTACTTTCCCTGCTTTGTAGTACGCTTAACGTTACGCTGAATACCCATATTTAGGTCGTTACCCAATATTTTAGATTCAAACATAACAGAAACAATTTCTTCGAGCTTCGCAGCCTCCAGGTCTTCTAACCAAGCGCCAACTTTGAATTCATTGTAGTCGATTTCATTACCTTCTTCTTTGTCGAAAGCCCAAAGTCCGGAATAAATAATAGCTCGAAGTGTAGTAATGCTAATACCATTGGCAAAAGCAGTTCCGATCTGCTCCAGGGAAATACCCAGGATATCGCAGAAACTGCCCCAAAAGTTCATAGAAAAATGCATAGTGCGGTCTTTACCGCCCAGCGATAGTGTGTAGTATCCTCGTTTCCTTGTTGACATAATAAAAGTATTTAGGCGCTAGACTTCCCTTGATCCAGCGCCTTCGTTTGTTTATTAGTTTGTGCTAGATGAAATAGCACCAGTGATTGTGATCGTTCCTGAATAAGAAACTGGCGCTTCCATATCAGCTGATACTTCGATTGAAGAAATGTATCCTTCACCTTCGTAAACAGTGTCACCAGTTGCAGCAGTTCCAAAAGACCAATCTACTTTAGTTCTTCCAGTAACGTATCCAATGATTTCTTCAGCGTTAGCAGAATCGTCATAAGCAACTAAACCTTCAAAGGTGATTTCACCACCACGAACGCCTGAAATAACTTCAGTCCATCCGCTTGAATCTTTAGTAGTTGCTTCAGGTAGATCGTGCGATAAAGACATTGAACACGAAGTTGTGTGTCCAATAGTCGCCAAAGTTCCACCAGCTCCGATAACTTTTACCAGTAAGTTTGTACCGTTAAATACCCCAGTTGTAGCCATTTATTTAAAATATTTCGTTCCTAAATTTTAGTCAAATATACAAAGAATAAAATAAGACAATTCCCCAGGTCGTTGCCAGGTGCTAGACGTTTTCCCAGGCAACTGCCAGGTCTTCCCACTTGGTAAATATTAAATCCCAGGTTCTACCTTCAGTGATATCCGTTACGACATACGCGCCAGTTAGTTTAATTTCTACCTGGTACGATGAAACGGTTTCAGCCTCGGCAGTTTCAGTAATGCTTTCAATGAATCCAGTTCCGCTGACAATTAACTGTTCAGCTCCTGGTTGCTTAAATACAAAACGGGCGGATTGCCTGGTGATCAGCATCGCCTCCAGGTCATCAAATGCCAGGGTATCGTCATAGGAACATAAACCTTCTGCCTGGATCGTTCCGCTTTTAAGACCGTTGATGAATTCCTTCCATCCTTGCGAATCCTTTGTAGTTGATTCCGGAAGATTTTGGTTTAAAGAAATAACGGTGCTGGAAGAATGTCCCAACACCGTCTGTTCTTTTAGAAGCAAAAAACTGGTTGCGTTAATCGCAGTCATCGTTTTATTTTACTTCTTCTGCATCTACAACCTCGATATCTTTAGCATCTTCTTCAATCGGGCTGAACTCGCCAGTCTTTAGATCCACCTGGATTTTTCCAAACTTTTCTTCAAGTGACTTGGTTAGTTCATCCTGCTCGCCCTGGACTTGTGCAAAGGCGTGAAGTAGTGAATGCTTCTGAAGCTCTAAAGCTCCCAGGTCAGCCTGGATTTTAGCCTTCGCTTCTTGTTGTTTTTGTAGGGCTTCCAATTCCCCTTGTTCGATCTTGTTCGCCATTTTTAAAAAATTTTGTTTAAGCAAATTTAAGAATTATTTGCCATTAGGTGAATCCAGTTATAACGCTTTCGGGTTTCCAGGTATTTTAAATTAGAATCATTACCGTAAGCTTCGCGTTCAAATGAAATGTTTTCATAAGCCTTTGCACCATAAAAAGGTAGTTTAAAAAACCATTCCAGTATGTACAAAATGTAAAAAGGTAGTACGCCCAGCTCCAGGGCTTGTTGGAAGTGAATAGATTCGTGATTGACTACTTCCTTGCCTCGTTTGATCCAAAAGTGATCCTGGCTATTTTTATATTTTTCTCGTAACACAATTACCGGAAAAAGCGCAATACCACCAACCTTAAAAAACCAGGAAATAGCATCCAGGAATTTATCGGAATATAAAACGAACGGGCGTAGGTTATTCAACTTCACCTTCAGCAGCTTCTTCATTTTCAGGATAAACCGCAACGTCAACTTCGTCATCGCTTAATAAATACAAAGTCTGTTTTGTTGGCGCAACCTTTTCAGTAATTTGCGCATCCAGGTTTGATTGCATTTGCTCTAAATCCATCATAGGTTCAATCCAGGCAATAACATCTGCATCGCGAAGTTCTTCAAACGGTTTGAACTTTTCGTGATCCGGTTCGCTTACCGATTGCACCCCAATCATTGAAGCCTGGTTTCCTTCTGCATCTTCTGCAAAATAAGACCAGTGAACGTTGTAAATTACTTTAGGCAATTCGCCAACTTGTGTGTGTACATCAACCGCGTTGATTTTCCATTTGTAGGTATTCATAATTATTTATTTTCTAGGGTTAAAATTCGTTGTTCTAATGCTTCAATTTTAG